TTTGTAAGGCAAACGGCCAAAAACTGCTTCGTCTCCAAGCGGTTTCAGCTGGGCCTTGATCACCAAAAATCCACGATTGTCTTACAGTAGACGGTGTATAATCAGACAATAAAAAATTAGAAGGATCTAATAAATTTCCAGAATCATCTACTGGAATAACTTGGCTTAGTCCAGGTCTTGAATAAATTTTATTAACTTCACCGTTTATGGATCCATTTTCAATATCGGTCCACATAATGCTATTGCCAGATGTGTATGGTGCTGGGCCATATTTTGAAACCCACCATACTGGTTCTTGATAGATTCCAAGCATTTCCCAAGGACGAGTATCTGGTCGATCAGTATCATAAAAATATTTGTATATTGATCTCCAATGCCCACTTATTTGAGCATTAATAAAACTACAGTAAGAGTTTGAATAGTTCCAAGTAAATGGGTCATCCTCATTAAACGTAGAATTAGTTTCATAATCTATGCCATAAGTTGCAGTCCAATTAGCAAAGTCATTTCTTAATATATCAGTTATTTCTTTTAAAGTATATCCAGAATTTCTAAATATACCAGGTAATACACTATTATGATCAAATAACTCTGATCGATACTGAACTTTTATATTATTATAAATTCTTTTTTCAAGTTCTAAAATTATTGCATCTCGATAATCATTATATACAACAGTAATGCTTCCATCATGTCCTTGTATAACTCCTGTATTAGTTGTATAAGAAGTATCTGTGCTTATTGTAGGAATAAATTTAGGATATAGTCCTAATTTAGTAGGAGTGGCTGGTACATAGCTGCCTGTTGTATCAGGATAGTATTTTATTACTAGTAAATCTCCAGTAACTAACGGGGTTAATAATTTAACTTTTGAATTAGCATAAACAAATTCGTAATCAGTGTTGTAGATCAATTGAGCATCATTAAGATATACTAATACTGATTGCATGCCTAATGCATCAGGATTAAAATCTATACTTAATGAGTAAAGGGCATTCCTGCTATCAGTAACTGTCCATTTTCTAACTACTGTATTAGTACCGTAAGGGACCATATCTGATAGATAATATGGATCAAGAATTTGTTTATCCAAATTCATGTTTAATAAAATATTATCAACCGCAGATGCTGGATCTAATTGATTATCTACAGAAATTAATTTCTGTAAAAATGCCATTTTAAACTGGTTATAATCATTAGATGCTTTTGTAATTGCTTCTACTATGTTATGTTCTTTTTTTCCTAAAAATAATTGAGAAAATGTGATTGGAGTTTCATGTGCTATTAATCTAATTCCATAGTTTGATATATTTGCTATATTTCGTAAATTACTAACTCCAGGAAAATTTCCAATAAAGTCTGATGATTTTTCAATCATTCCCCTAACATGATCTTCTAATTCAGTCAATGTAATTTTGCTAATACTAGAATTTAAAGGATTATTTGTAAGACTTAATGGAAGTTCATACGTGCCTAAATTATTGGGAGATTGATCTGAATATATTTTTAACAGAACATTAGATCCTGCAGCAATATTATTTAAAAAATCAACATACGATGAGTTGCCACGATCCATAATAACATAATTGGTCGGGTTAATTTTTTTAGAATTTACAGTTACATCAACTGTTAAATTGACCGAAGATGAGTTATTTAAAGAATTTATTTCAATGGATGATACTGACGACCTAGGTGTTTGAAACTGTAAAATAGGTATACGATAATCAGTTACTTTTGTCCAAACATTTTTAAATAAATTATCTATTTTACAAAAAGTATTTGCTGTAGAAATACTAGTGCTTACAGATCCATTTATTACTGTAATAATTTCAGAATTGAAATAATTTAAAAATAAGTAACTTCCAATTCCTTGAAACGGAGTTTTAAACTCTAAAGAAAATCCTAATACAGAATCCACTGGATTGGTAGTACCCATTGCATATCCAAATATTTTATTACCTTTAAAATCACTTATATACTCACTATAACTTTTTCCCGTACTATCAAATAGATCAAATAGCGGGGCTTGATTAATTGTAGTGTGTTGTTGAGCATATACCCATTGGGTTCCGTCAAAATACCATGAGGTGCCGCTGTACTTTGAACCTTTTAAAATACTCACACTATTGTTGAATGTTGGTACAGTATCTAAAGTTGGGGTTAAAATTAATTTAACATTATTTTTATATGTTTTAAAAGATACTTGATATATTCTACCCTTAACTAAGGGATCAGTATCTGCATTAAATATTACTCGATGTCCTTCTTGTATAAGGTCTCCATCAATAAAAAATCCGGCAGATCCTTCTACAGTACTAAATGCATCTAAAGTGATATTATCAATATAATCAACATTGATAACTGCCAATGTGCCAAAATTAAATAATTTTAAATTAGGAGCAAATTCAATAATTGGTCGCTTTGCACGATTTTTAAATGGATATAGTGGTTGGACCCCGTTTGCCAGTGCTGTTGCAGCTATGACATTTTTATGAAACCATCTATTATATCTTGACCAAGGATTTAAATCAGAACTTGCACGATTTATAGTGATATATTCTGGAGTTATGGGCAAAGTTTTATCGCCATCAAAAGGAAAATCGTCAAAAATATCGGCATCAAAATTTTCATTATAAATTGTAGAAATAATTCCAGGAGATGTCATTGAAGAATAATCAATTAATTTAATTAAAACACCAACACCTTCAACAAAAAATTCTTTATCTTTATATTTTTCCGATATTAAAATTCCACTAAATTTTAATAGCATACCATTAGATAAAGATAGTCTTGTAGAATTTACAACAAAAGTATATGATAATTTTCCAATAATATCAGATTCTATAACTAAGGTATCATTAGAAATTAATATTGGATCTGGGCCAGATACTAACCAAAAATATTCTTGATAGTTAATTAGTTTATCCCAATCTATATGAGGATTATATGAATATAAATTACCTTTAAATAATCTATCCAAATTTGATACATTTCCGCCTAACGTTTCTATTTCGTTATAGAGGTCATCATAACTAACAACATCTTGCACATCATTGTCAGAATTATTAATTATTAATGCTGGAGCTATTTGATAATTTCTAGTATCTGGTATATAATTATCACTAGTAGAAACATATGTAGGAGTTATTTTAGTGCCAATATATCCACTTATCCTCTCTATCTGAGTGGGTTGTATTAATTGATCTAAAGTGCTAGATAAAAATTTTGAATTTTTATTTGTCTGCAAATAGTCTGGTAAAAAATCAATTGAACGAAATGTAGATGTTGTCATTAGTAGCTTCCATTACCAGTTGATTTGGAATTAAGTTGATTTGCGGTGATTGAAGGTATTACCTGTATATCAAAAGCGGTAGCGCAACTTATAAAAATTTCGTTAGATTGACATGCAATTTCATAAAAATTACCAAACGTAATTGACGTGCTTACCGGGACTATTAAAAAATTAGTAATATCAGGAGTTAATAAATTCATTACATACGTGCTTAATTCACTAAAATAAAAACTTTTTCCAAAATCCCAATATTCTAAAGCAAAGAAATTATTAATGGCGTTTAAAACTTTAGTGACAATATCATGTGAACTTAGAGTGCTAGTTGGATGTTGAACTGCTTTAAACATTGCTTGTAAATTAATATCAGCAGCAGATCCAAACAATAGTTTATAATTAGCAGATTGAAATATCATTTGATCACTAATTGCCTTGATAGGCTCTAAGTAACTAGCATAATTATTTTCTAAATCAGCAGTAGTTAATGGCAACGGTTTTAAATTTGGAATAGCCCCTTTTAATACCCAATTTCTAAAATCAATATCGTACCCGCTAGTTAACAGATAAACATCTATAATATTACTTTTGCTAGGATCAATTCGAGTTTCTTGACTGCTATTATGGAGATATTGAAATTTCAAATTTGATCTACCGGGATAGACTACATATTTTGATTCTTGTTCACTATAGGTCCAAGGATTATTTAAATTATTCACCGATGTACTGTATTTGTTTACAATATTATAATTAGAATCATAAAAATAAAACAAATCACCAGATAATGGAGATATAATGTTTTTAGATATTGCCAAAGCTGCTGCTGTAGGATTTGGATACACTGTGAATAATTCGCTATCTATTAATTTGTAAGTTATATTATCAGATTGTAATTGAAAATACACAAATTTATCCAAATATCCAGTTGTTGAATTTACACTTGATCCCAATACAATATTGTTAAATGTATCAGGATCTGAAATTTGTCCAGACCCATTAAAATCATAAAAACTTACGTTAACTTTTTTAGGTTCAACATAACCATCTGGTTGAGTAATAGCGCTATCAATTTGCCATAGATAGTCATTTTCTAAAGACATTGAGGTTGTAGTATTAAGTGTATTAACTGACAACACTGTAATTTGATCTTTAATAATAGTATTTGATTGAAAATCGTAATTAACAGAATTATTATCTATAAAAAATCCCGTTTGATTTTCACTTTCAAAAATATAATTAACTATTCGATATCGTACTAGGTAACTTACCCCAGTCCAAGTAAACGCAATCATCCAGCTCGCATCTCTATTTTGATTATCAACATTATTTTGATAATCTAAACTAAAAGAATTTTTTAAATCTAAATTACTATCTGCAATTATATTCCAAGTTCTGTCTGTTAAACTAAATGATAATCCAAAATTTCTCTGTATTAGACAAAGATTAACCATTTCTGATTCAAATAAATTGGATAACGAAGATGCAAACACTGGTATAATTGCTACTGGTACGGCTGCTGATGCTATTCCAATACTAAGTGTTATAGGTCCAGCGCCATTAGACAATGCACCTGCTCCATTATTTGAACCATCACTTATTACATTAACTACAGTGACCCAGATATAATTTCTTGTTTTGTTTGATTTATTAGAAACTATAGAACCGTTTGCTAAAAAATACTTACCTGTTGGTGGTACAAACTTTATAAGTGCACCAGATTTAACATAAGATAAGGCACTGTTTGAAAAACTGCCAACGGATACTGGTGTTTTATTAATAGAAAAATACCCTTGGCTTTGATTAGCCAATTTATTAACTTGAATCCAAGAAGCAGCCAATGAGGTCATCGACAGCGCAGGATATTGATCTAGATAGAAAGATCTAAAACTATTATTAATTAAGATGGGTTCTATTTTATTTTTAATAACTGAGTAAATATCATTTTTGCTGGTATAAAAGAATGAAAAATTTTGTTCATTAATATTTTTATAGACAATCCCATCATCTGCAAATATATTTGTTTTACTGTATTTGCCACTAACATCACTAAGATCAAAATATTTGCTTACTCCACTAGTAACCCTTGCTACACTTTTAACTTTAAGAATTTCACTACCAATACCTAATGGTGCAATATTATAATCTTCTGCGGTAATCATTCTATTTTGTGTATAAAATGCCTTAGGTGCATTTAGTCTTATACTATCATTTGATTCTGGTCCAGAACTGTTGTTTACGGTATACTGTAAACTAAGAGTTAATGTTAAAGTATGGTTGGTGCCACTTTTATTAGTATATGGAATATTGATAATAACTCCAGACATATTTTCTGGTTTGATACTATATATAAATCCGTTGCTTTGTCGATAATATAATATAAACTTGCCTTGCGGTAAATTTCCAAAATTTCCGTCAGCAAAATTTAAATTAATGCTATCATTATTTTGAGTACTTACACTATAAAAATTTCGAACATTGGAGCTTAAACTATTGTATATAACATTATTTCCTGTTACTGATGGAATTTGTGTCCACATATTTGCAAATGAATTATTGAGTCCAAGCTGCCATAACCAAAGATCAGTATCATTAATACTGTTAATGTTAACTCCTATAATTTCATTAGATACCGGATTAGTAATTTCAAAATAGCTAGTGCCTAAAGTACCTTGTTTAAAATGACAAAAAAATCCTGTATTGCTGCTAGAATTTCCTTGATTATCATTTTGATATAAAATAGAAAATTGATTTCCAGGCTTAGGCGGCTCTTCATATATAAATGATTTACCAGAAAATTCTGATCCAACTACTTCAAAGGACATTGGAATACCATTAATATTTTGAGAAAATCCAAACACTGGTACGTCAGTATTTGAACTATTGATACGATATTGTTGTGTGAATATTCCGTTAACTATTGATTGGTCTGTAGGAACGCCAAAAGACGAAGGCGATTGCAATGCAGAATTAAACACTGAAATAAATTGCTGATACCAATTGGCATTGATTGAATCATTCCATTGTATAGTTGCGTTTGCTAGATTGTTACCAGATAAATCAAATACATTATCAGTTGTTGCTATTGATACAATTTTTAGTAACCCACTAGCAGGTATATTTCTTTTAGGAAAATAACTAACCAACTGAGCTAGTTGTAATATACTATCTCTTCGAGTAGCAGTTTCTAAAAAGTTTTCCCTTGCATTTAAATCAATACGAAAACTTAAATTTTGTCCTAAAAAAGAAATTAAATCAACTAGTGCAATATACTCACTACTATCAATAAAATCGTTAAAATCTTCAGGATAGTTTTCTTGTAAGTAAGAAATTATGACCCTCTTTAAGGTATCAAAATCATAGCTTTGAAATTCTGCATTAGAATTTGACTGGTATAAGGTTTTCCAATCTTCAGTAATAAGAATTTTAGAATTAGTTGATGGAATGGTCATATGTATTGCTCTATAGCGTATTTATTGTAGATATAAACTGCACATATTATCGTGCCTGTAATCCTGTTTGCTGATCAAATGTCAAAGATAAATTGGCAGATTGGTTTGTAGCTTTAACTACTAGTGTTAATTCTATTAAATATCCTCGCTCATATTCTCTAATATTAATTTGTGTAGGATATACCCTAGGATCACTTTTACAAATTTCAATCACATCTTGTTCTATTATTTGACGAATGGTATCAGTCAGAGGCTCAAACATTACTGACCAAATACTGCTGCCAAAAGTAGGATTCATTACCCGCTCACCCGGACGAGTATTAAAATAATTAATAAGATCCTGCTTGATTAATTCAAAATCATAAAGTTTATTTCCTGATTTTTTAGGATTTACTGTGCTAAACCCCGAATAAAAATGCCCTTGAGTTTGTACATTAGCTCTAACAGGAGAACTGTTTGTAATAATTTTATTCTTATAAGGCATGGTATAATATTTATCCAGTAAATTTTGTTACTTTTTTGGATCTAAATTTTCATCAAGATTTTGAGTTTTTAATAAATCAAGTACTCTTGCCTTAGACGATATGATTTTTTTAGTAATCATAGCAACTGTGATTTTTCCAGTGAGTGCTTTTGTTTTTGGATCTGTTACATCAAGACCTTTATTAGATTCGTAATCTTTACGGTTATCTGCTGAGGGGCTATTTTTATCAAAAACTACATCATCAGGATTGTAAAATCTTGCGGCTGGGTAAAGTACTGTTAGATATACATTAGCTTCAGTTGGCGACTTAACGTTAGGGTTTGGCCAATTCCATCTTTTGAAATATTTTTCAACATACTCCATCTGTTCAACTCTTGACATGTTGCGTAATTCTGCTATTGTTTTACCAACATCTTTGGCACCGGTGCTTTCTACAAATTGTATTAATCCAGTGGCTGTATTACCTGGTTTGCTAATATTTTTCTTTGCCGGATCAAATGTACCGCCTGTTTCAAAATTCATAACAGCAAGCAAATCTACAGGTTTAAATCCCAGCGCTGCTGATACGGCTTTTACTTTATTTAGAAACGGTTTATCGGTAGACCACGGAGTGAGGACACGGCCAACTGTTCCTGAATCAACACCACTTATACGTTGGCTACCCTGAGCCGGAACAGGTCCAGTTTTAGAAGTTACTTGAGTACCTGTATTTCGGATGTTTGTATTTTCTCGGCTAAATGCTGGTCTATCTAAATTTTCATGTTGAGGCCACGGCTCAGATTGAGGCACACGTTGCATTGCGGCAAGTTCAGGTTCGTCAACTGCGTCTTTTTCAAACGATGGCGTTGTAGGCACTAAAAATAAAGGAATAGGTTCAGGAACGTCTATTGTTCCAACAGGGTCTGCTTTGGCTGTCCTGACACCGGGCGCTTGTTTAGTTAACACTGAATCTAATGATATTTGCGTTCCACCATATACAGATACTTCTTTGATTGCTTGAATTGCCATATCTTCGTTAGCTGATATAGTAGCTTTTCCTAGTGTATGATCTATACTATCTTGATCTACTGCTACTATTTTGTTACCAGCCACTGCTAATACATAATCTCCAGAACCAGGAACATCTCCATCGCCCGTAGTTTGAATTAATACTTTATTGGCTAAAGAATTTATATTTTGTAAAGAATTTATATTAACATCTCCTTCAGAATATAGATTAAAATTATTTCCTGCATGGAAATTAAAATCTCGAGCAGCTTTAAAATTAAAATCTCCAATAGTATGAATTGATACTGAATCTCGTGCATAGATATCAATTTTTCCATCACTGGTAAATTCTAACCAAGCTGTCCCCCCAGAATTTGTAATATATATTAAATCCTCTGTTACATGTAATAATATCTGTGCGCCAGCCCTAGTTCTAAACCTTATCAATTCGTTTTGATTATCGTTGTCTCCGTCATCCATAACAAATGTGCTGCCGCCCGATCTATTAACAGGAAATTCAGCAGTTCCGTGATATCCAATGTTTCCTGTTTTTCCTTTTATTCCCGAATCTACTGGGCCAGGTGTGCTAATTCCAAATACATGGCTTGGGGCTTCTCGGCGGGCACTGCTGGAAGTGATGCCGCGTATGTTATCTAACAATAATCCCTGTCTAGCTAATTGATACGCAAACGGATGCACTGGACGTTTTTGAAAATTAGGATCGCCTGTTGTATATGCTTTTCTATTAAATTCTCCCGCAGGAAACGCCTCTGCTTTGTCAAAAATTGCTGGGTAATCTTTAATGAATGTTTTATGTATCCTATTTTTAGGCACCGCTGCAATTTCAGGTATCATATGATTCATATAAGGATCAGGTACACACCCTATCCAATATCCTTGATTGGGATCTGAATCAACAAAAATAACCATGACAGTAGTTCCCACATCTGGGGGGACTGCCCACATGCCATAACTTTTTTGAGTATGTTCAAAATTATCAGCTTCGTTGCCTAAGAATCTATATGAAGTTACTCCATAGAATGGTGTCATATACCTTACCCTATAGGTATTTGATTTTTCGTCAGGTCTTGCTGGATTTCGTGTTTTTAATATTACTTCCAAACCCCCCATAGAGGTTCGGTCCACATGGTTGACAATTTCTGCCAAATACGGACCAGGACTGTGTAATCGTGTTGGTGTTTTACTCATCGTGTTACTATGTTATGTTTCCAGTGTCTATGAACGACCCAGTAGGTGCTACATTATTAAGTTGGGACAATCTATTTAATTTTAATACTTGGGTAAACACTCCATTAGAAAATTTACTAACTACTTGTCTAACCATATAAATTCCACTAAATTGGACTTGTGTTAGGTTAGGTTTCATAATGCCGTCTGGGCTAATATCTTCAAAATTTTTAAAATTTATTCGTATTAATGGGCCTCCGTAATATTGATTAATTGCACCGTCTTCCATTAATCCATTATACTCTTCTCGCATATAATTAGCAATCCCGCCATGAGTAACATATATTGGATCTCCAATAATTCCAAGATCAAGTTCAACCATATCTGCGGGGTTATTTAGGATTGCTTCATACATTGCTTTACTTCCAAGATAATCTGGATCTCCTAATGGTTGATTTGCTGTGACACTATGATATTTACGCTGGTTATCGTACTGTGTGTTTAAATTAGAATTTGAAACCTGTGACGCAGACGCAACATCAATTTGTCTAGCACTTAAAGTTGCTTTTATTTTGTCAGGATTTACCAGTGGAGTAACAATGTCAGGTTTGCCAATTGATTGTATTGCTCCTTTATCATTAGCGCCCATAAAAGGAGCTAACGGTGCAAGGAAACTGTTTTTAAAATTTATTTTAAAATCAATAATATCAACATTCTTACCAGTATATATGTAATTATAATCCCTAAATATCAATGTAGATAATTTACCAGCATCTTGTGTTTTAAAATCAAATTTATCTTGCTGAAACCCAGGAACTGATGTATAGTGTACTCTATATGGGGATATTAAGTATGCATGAATTTGATAATATCGATTAGTGAGTGGGTCGATTATTTTTTTATTCTTTGTACTAACTCTTATTGAAAAATAATCTAAAAATCCTGTATCTTTGTCTATTATAGAATCAATGCTAGTGTTTAATTTTTTCACTAAATCACGCGCCCATGTACTTTCAGAAATTACCGATGCTATACAATCGGTAATATTTTGTTGTGCTGAAAAATTTACAACACTATTTCTAGGATTGGTTGTATACCGACTGTCATCTGGTAAACGTGTGTTGGTTAAATCGAGCTTACCATATCCACTATTTGAGGAGAATTGTGGATTTTCCATTTCAACATTTTTTTCATCCTTTGGGTCTGCCAAATTACTTTTCATTAAATTTGCAAAATCTCCGAGGAATCTAATTTGATAAGTATCAGCACCAGGATTTTTACCACCAACATACATTGATTTACTTTCTAAAGCTCGTTGAAATTGAATATTTTGAATAAAATTGGTTAAAATTTCATCAACCGTTTGTCCTTTTGCCTGTACATTTTGTCTTAATTTATTGACAGAATCGGTAAAAGAAAATTCGTTAAATGGTATTCCCACGCAAATATATCTAGTGCCCTTTTCTGTCACATCTAGTTGTACTTCAGTTATATAGATACCAAAATATCTAGTACTGTAGGGAATTTCTGAATCAATACCAAGGTCCGTATCTCGATAGCCTGCAAAATGAATTTTTAATAGATAAGATGCTGTTGCATAATTAACATATCCTGAGGCTAATGCAGTTGCCTGCAATGCTTCCATAAATCCATTCATACTATAAGGTTCAAATACTTCAAATCTAACACCAGTTGGAAGTGTTGGACCTGATTTACCTGAATATCCCATTAAAGTGTCAATTTCAATATTATCAATATACATATCAAATCTGCCAGGACTAGTTGTATTAAATTGATTAACTACTTTGACAGTGTTATCTCCTGGAATATTTTTATTTCCAATGACTGAAACCATTTGACGAAGAGATATTGGGGTTATTACGTTACCAATTTCATAGCCTGCACCTTTACCTGATGATGAAAGTATTTTTAACATCTTTGAACTTTGTTCAAATGATTCTGATGTGGGATTTTCTAAAGCAGTACTAAGTAATCCTGACAGTGTGACAACATAATTATAACTTATATACTTGTTTAAAATGTTAGTACCGTTAATCCGGTTATTAGCATATACTGGTTTCAAAGCGCCGCCGCCTTGAGCGGTTCCAGAAAAAGGAATACCTGACTCTTGAGCAGGTGTAACTGTGCCAGGTACTATATCATGTCCTTTTATCGCAGTAATTCTAACCGCATTGGTATTCTTTATATATTTTAAAAGGTCTGGATTCGTCTGACCTTCTATTTTTTGTTTAATCTCCTTTGGTAGATCACGATTAGTTGAGTCAGATTTTCCACCATTATTAATATTTGATTGGCCTGGGGCCGCTGTCACAAATTTGCCAAGCGGTGTTTGGGCAGTAGAATCTAAACTTTTTGCCATGTTACACACCTAGTGCCGAATTAATTGAGGAAATTTTAGGTAGATAAATTGACGTACCAGAAACTAAATCAAAAATTGGATCTTGTATAATATTGGGATTACGCATGGCAAACACCCACCATAATTTTACAGTATCATAAAGATCATAAGATAGTAGATCCGGCCTGTGATGATATTTGTCTGGAATCTCGAACAATACGTCATCAACTTCTAGAGGAATATTTCTTGGAGACCAAATACCTAGATAACCAGATGATTGATCTGTTGAGGAGTACGGACTATATTTTGAATAATTAATTGCCATTATAGATATCCCTTCCCATTACCTTGTAAATTATAATTGCCGCCTATCATTTGATCTACTGAAAAATTAGTCATTTGTCGTCGACTATATACCGGTGTGCAAATAACTTTTATACTGGATATTACTGGAACAGAATTATTTGCCAAATTAATATCAATAACTTTATTCATTTTAGATGTTGTAAAATAATCAATGTTGTCAGGCAATTCATGTGTGAATGATGATATAACTACTGGAACATTATCAAACATGTAATTGCCATATGCAGATAATTTACATACTGGCGGTGGAGCTCCGGCGTTACTATCTTTTCCCTGTTTCATTTTTGTTAATGTTTTAAGTAAATGAAGTGTCATTAACAAAAATGCTGCATCATCGTCATTTTCTACAGTAAATTTTCCGCTTATTGTTATTGGCGTGACTGAACTATTCTGATAAAAATATTGTGTAAAATTAGAATGCACGGTATTCTTAGGAGAGTACGTTGCCTTAGTTTCATATTGTATGGTTGGCGTGTAGGGAAATACAATACCTTTAAATTTAGTTAAATTAGTTTCGGATTGATGAACTCCATTCATTAAAGAAGAAGAATAATAATCAATCGGAACTTGAATTTTTACCCTATTATCATTGCTCAGTTGTGTGCCGTCTGTTTTAAAAACATTAACTTGGGGTGCCGGCACATTTCCTGGCATAGCCCCTTTACTAAGTGCTTTTTTTAAAACTGACAGACCGACCCCAACAGCTAAATTGCTAAGTTGTTGTTCTTCTTGCGGAGACAATGACATAATATATCCTTTAATGTTATTTACCAATATAAATAATGTGCTAGTTTAATTAATATGGTTGACATTGGATACATCTATGTTATACTGTAGTTCATAAGGATAACAATAATAAGATGAGCACCCCAATTCCCACAACTAGAAAAGTCAAATATCTAAATAATCGAGATCTACTAGCAGAAATTCACAAGAGTAAATGCAGCTTTTCTAGTTTTGTTCTTCCAGAATATCAACAACACGATATTATTTTACCCAATCTATCCAAAGTTAATATTAGAACAGTAGCTGAAGCCAAAAGAGCCAGAGCAAAACGTATAGGGATACAGATTTTTAGCCAGGCCAGACTCAACGGAGACAAGAAAGTCAAACTGGCAGAATGCATTCCTGACTACACTACCATTGCCAAAACTGATGTGATCATAAGAATCATGACTTTTGATCATATTCCCCTTGCCCCTGGCCGAAAAAAGACTACAAAAACTACAGCAGATAGTCATGACAAAGTAAATTTCCCACCATTCCAACATTGGAAATACAATGATCAAGATGAATTAACATGTGTAGGTAAAAGCCATTGGCGCGGTCCTGTAGATACAGGGCATTTTGATAAAGATAAAGGGCGCATCACTGAAAATTTAGGTAAGATGTTTATTAAACTCAGCGAAAGATACGCACAGCGTAGCAATTGGCGGGGATACACTTACATTGATGAAATGAAAGGACAGGCTATCCTACAATTAAGTCATATTGGTCTACAGTTTGACGAATCAAAAAGTGAAAATCCCTTTGCTTACTACACTGCTGCCGTAACAAACAGCTTTACTAGAATATTGAACATTGAGAAAAAGAGTCAAAATATTAGGGATGATCTATTGGAAGAAGCTGGGTTAACGCCAAGCCTAACTAGACAAAATAGTCAAGAATATGCCGAAGAAATTGCACGGCAAGCAGAGCTGTATAAAAATATGCGTATGCCCAAGAGCGAAACTGTATCGGAAGAAGAAGAAATAGAAAACGATGATCTTTAACTTGACTTATTAAGTTATTATTACTACACTTATAGTAGGAGAACTATTAATGGGTCTATTTAAAAAGGTTGCATGTTTTACAGATATACATTTTGGATTAAAATCAAATTCATCCACTCATTTGCGAGATTGTGAAGAATTTGTAGACTGGTTTATTCAAGAAGCACAAACTGCTGGGTGTGAAACAGCAATCTTTTTGGGTGATTGGAGTCATAACCGTAACAGTCTAAACTTATTCACATTAGATAGCAGTTTACGCTGCCTTGAGAAACTCGGTGCTGCATTTGAGCAGTTCTTTTGGTTCCCAGGTAACCACGATCTGTTCTACAAAGACAAGCGTGACATTCATTCGAGTGCTTTTGGTCGGCACATTCCAGGCGTCACTGTTGTAGACAGTATATGGAGCCGGGATGATGTCACACTTGTACCTTGGTTAATAGGTGATGAGTGGAAGACCATGAAGAACATTAAAAGTCGATATGTCTTTGGTCACTTTGAATTGCCCAAATTCTTTATGAACGCCATGGTACAAATGCCCGATCACGGCGAACTTAGGGCAGAAGACTTTAATGGTCCTGACTATATATTCAGCGGACACTTCCATAAACGTCAAGAAAACAATAAGGTAATCTATATTGGAAATGCGTTCCCACACAACTACAGTGATGCAGGGGATGATGAACGTGGTATGATGACGTTAGAATGGGGTGGAGATCCACAATTTATCAATTGGACCAACTGCCCCAAGTATAGATCTATCAAACTTAGCAATTTAATTGATCAAAAAGACTCTATCATGAAAGGTAAGATGCATTTTAAAGTAAATCTAGACATAGATATCAGCTTTGAAGAAGCAAACTTCATTAAAGAAACTTTTATGAATGATTACGACATACGTGAAATCAGTCTTATTCAAGATAAAGTTAATTTAGAAGGCAGTACTGCTGAAAACTTAGATACTACTTTTGAAAGCGTTGATCAAATTGTTACAGATAGTCTAGTCAACATAGAATCAGAACAGTTTGACAAATCCATGCTATTAGAAATTTATAACGAACTATAATGTTTAAATTAAAGAATATTACCGCTAAAAACTTCATGAGTGTGGGTAATCAAACCCAGGCTGTACAATTTGACAAAGAATTACTTACTCTAGTGCTGGGAGAAAATTTAGATCTAGGTGGAGACGATACTGGATCACGTAATGGTACTGGAAAAACCACTATTATCAACGCATTAAGTTATGCGCTATACGGTCAAGCCCTAACAAACATTAAAAAAGAAAATTTAATCAATAAGATCAACGGCAAAGCCATGTTGGTTACTGTAGAATTTGATAAAGATGGCAATAGTTACAGGATTGAACGGGGCCGTAAACCCAACGTACTTAAACTGTATGTTAATGATAGTCAGATAAAAACTGATGAATCAGAAGATGACAGTCAGGGAGATAGTAGAGAAACACAAAAATCTATTGAACAGATGTTAGGTATGAGCCATACAATGTTCAAACATTTAGTTGCGTTAAACACCTATACTGAACCTTTCTTAAGTATGCGAGCAGCTGAACAAAGAGAGATCATTGAACAACTGCTGGGTATTACGCTGTTAAGTGAAAAAGCAGAAATGCTTAAAAATTCAGTCAAAGATACTAAAGATTTAATTATATCTGAAAATGCAACCATAGAAGCTACTAAAAAAGCCAACGAAAATATACAAAAAAGCATTGATAGTTTATTGATACGCAGCATAGCATGGGATTCTAAACAAGAATCTGATATTTCCACTATGGTTAATAACATACATACGCTGAGTGAAGTTAATATTGAAAATGAACTAGCGGTACATGTGCAACTCAAACAGTGGACTGAGCATAATACTAAAATAACAAATCTTAATAAGCAGCGAGCAACTTTAGAATCTGCATTAGGACAAGCTGAAAAGACTGTTAAAAAATATGAACAAGAATTAAAAAGTTTAGCAAACAAAACGTGTCATGCGTGTGAACAACAACTGCATGACCATAAACATGAAGAAATGTCAGCTGTTGCTCAACAACACTTGGAAGAATCTAAGAAATATTTTGATAAAGTTAGTAATGATTACAATAAAGTTGTAGAAGAATTAGGTACAGGGGACCAACCCCATAAACCTTTAACGTTTTATGACACTGAAGCCGAAGCTTTGGGGCATAAAAACAATTTAGACAGTTTAGAAAAATCTTTAACTGCTAGAGCGGATGAAATTAATCCTTATTCTGAACAAGTTGAAGAACTTAGAAGGACTGCCATACAAGAAATATCCTGGAATCGTGTCAATGAACTATCTAGACTTAAGGATCATCAAGAATTTTTATTAAAATTGTTAACAAACAAAGATAGCTTTATCCGTAAGAAGATAATTGATCAGAATTTAAGCTATCTAAATAGGAGATTGGGTTACTATATTGATTGTCTAGGACTTCCACACAGGGTAGTATTCCAAAATGACCTAACTGTAGAAATAACTCAATTAGGACAGGACTTAGATTTTGATAATTTGTCACGTGGAGAGCGCAACAGATTAATACTAAGTATGAGTTTTGCATTTAGAGATGTTTGGGAAGGACTATATCAGGGGATTAATTTATTATTCATTGACGAATTAGTTGATTCTGGCATGGACGCCGCAGGTGTTGAAAGTGCTTTGGCCGTACTAAAAAAGATGGCCAGAGAAAGAAACAAGAATATTTACTTGATAAGCCATAAGGATGAACTTATGGGACGAGTGAACAGTGTATTAAGGGTGGTAAAAGAAAATGGATTCACGAGCTATTCTAGCGGCGCAGAGTACGTCAACTGAAAAAACACAGGCCTATAAAGATCTATATTCAGATTTTTTGGCCGATGTCGTTGCACTGCATAACTACCATACAACTTATATGACGCATACTGGGGTTGAATCATCATTTAAGTTTCGCTCCCAGTGTATGAAAATGGGTAAGTTATTAAAAAAATTAAGAACTTTTAATGCAGCTTCTCTTGATGAGGAAAGAAAAAATCGAAAGATTACAAAAAGTAAGCAAGTAATGAACAATAAAGCTAAAATTCAAGCTAGAAAATTGAGAGCAAGCAATAGATCTGCTGCTAAAAACAAATAAAATTATTTTAAAAGGAAAGAAAATGACAACAAACGAACAAATCCAAGCACAGGTAGCAGATTTCTTAAAAGAAGATGCAAAATTTACAGCAGGTAATGCTGCTGCTGGTACTCGCGCACGTAAGGCATTAGGTGAATTGGCCAAGGCTGTTAAAGTCCGCCGGAATGAAATTACTGCTGAAAAGAATGCCCGCAAGGAAGAAAAAGTAGCAAAATAATCTATGACTTGGCACTATCAAGGACAAGAAGTTATCGAACTTCCGGAAGATTGTGTTGGTTATGTATATTGTATAACAAATTTAACAAATAATAAAAAATATATAGGTAAGAAACTTGCAAAGTTTGCAAAAACTACTTATAAGAATGTACAATTAAAGAATGGCACAAAGAAAAAGAAAAAGATTAGAAGTAAAATTCCTAGTGACTGGGAAGAGTATTACGGCTCGTCGATAGAATTAAACAAAGATATAGAAAATTTAGGCAAAGAAAATTTTAAAAGAGAAATATTACATTACTGCAAGAGTAAAGCAGAGTGTAGTTACATTGAAGCAAAATTACAGTTTGAACATAAAGTGTTAGAGTCGGACCAGTTCTATAATGGACAAATATCCGTAAGAGTGCATGGCTCGCATATATTAAAATCATAAACAGACACCAAGTCCCACATAAAAAACAAAATTTAGGCTCATTTAATCGGTCTCAAGGCTCGCACCTGCTAATTTCGGGTGCCCGTACACCTGGATCTAGGATCACAGGGAGGGAAATCTCTTGCCGATAAGAGTACTCAACCACTATCCTTTACAGGACGAGGATCGCAAATCTGCCGCGGTTTGGTTGTTTAAACAGTTTTAGGCAAAAGGAGGGGTAGTTGCCCCACGTTTGCTAGCATGTTAGCGTATGTTAGTAGACCGCCGTCATATAAAGACTGAGCTCGAGGTACCGGATGACCGCCTCTGTAATGCTCTAACGCTAAGTGACATGTGTTCGACTCGGATAATGTTTCTTTGCCCGTCAGGGCAAAGTGTGACTGAACGATCTGGATAATATTAATTTCGTCTTCGACGAAGTAAATGCTTCAAGCGATAGCGCCGAAGCAAATGAGCTTTAGCTCATTTCTTATAAATAAATTTATAACTTATAGGATTGTGCAATGCGTATCAATGATATATTAACTGAAACCCAAACTGAAGAAGGAATAGCATCAGCTATTGGCTCAGGTGTGGGAGCTGTTGGCGCGGTTGCTGGTGGAGTTCATGGTGCGTGGGATAGATTTAAGCAGGGCTATCAAGGTGGACGTGGCGCAGTTTCTGGTGCAGGTGGCGGATACTCTAAGCAACAGGCACAACAAGCACTAACATTACGACAACAAGCAGATGCGCTTGATGGAGGAACTTCGGCCCAAACTACTGCAACTCCTATCCAAAATGTTCCAAGATCTAGACAACCGCAACGTGCGAGTCGCGCTGCTGGCGGACAAGGGCAACCATATGTTGCACCGCCTAGTAATACACAATCGACTTCAGCTAGTACAACACCACCAACACCAGCTAGTACACTACAACCAACACCTAGTCAAGTTAGACAATCTAGACAAGCACAAGCTGCTCAAGCTATAAATTCTCCATCAAGCGCACCTGCTAGTAGCACAACGGATGCACCAAATACCGCTGGTTCAGGAGCATTTAGCAATATGGCCAACACTGTCGCTGGTCCTAATACAATGGCCAATGCACCAGTTAGTGTTAGAAATGTTGCAAGACCAGTTTCTCAACCTGCGGCACCCCAATCATCTTTTACAACACCGCCCCCACAAGTTAGACAAACAGTTCCTACCCCGCCGCCTGCAAGAAATATAAATGGATTGCCAATTCGTAATATGGAAGAAGGCAAAGTACGCAGCAGTTTTTTAGATATGAATATCTAAAAAAACGGCATTTGACTGGCTTTAGTCAACTCTAAATTTTCTTCAATAATTTTAGTAATAATTTCTCGATCTTCTTGATCAAGCATGTAGGCTTCAGTAAAACTGAGACCTCCTCTCATATACCAAGACAGTTTAAAAATTTCTTTCTTTAAGGCTTTTGACTCATTTTCCATCTTAGCTATCTCTGATTCTATCTCAGGGATATCTAAGGTCAAAAGCCTCATACGAAAAAATCTGATTGATTAAAAGTAATTGGCATTGTGTAGGTAGCTGGGGCACCGTCTGCCTGCTGTTCTTCAGTAGTGGTAAATTCTAAAGGTTGCAATTGATTTTTAACCTTAATGTCACCTAGATGATTATTAACAATGTCAAATATTTCTTTGTCAATGTTATGTACAAATTCTAAAATAAGATTTTTATCAGCAACTTCTTCTCCGTTGGCCAGTACCTTAGTAATACTTTCAGCCATTAGGTCCACTGTGATCTTTGTTAGATTATTAAAACTGGCATTGAACATTTCCATTTTTTTATTGTCATCAATTGAATCATCATTGACCATTTTCATGATACGATTTGTTTCAAATGCTTTCATATTGGTTTGATTCATATGTTTAAAGGTCAAAGGTTTAACATATACCACTAGATCATGACTTATGACTATTTGGTCAATCCAAGAACTCATGCGCTGCTGATCTAGCAACAGTCTAAGATCTATTTCATATTCGACTTCTTCGTCAATAACTGGTATCTTATGATTGACGGACATTTTTTCTCCATAGGTAGCCAATCTAATGGCTATCAATATGGTATCTAAATCTATAATAGGAATATCCCAAGCATTTTTAATATTGGGCAAACAACTTTGAATTACATCGACCATGGCCTGCCCATTCATTAATGCATCGGGAGTTTTAAATGCCAGTTCATCTCTAGCAGTCATTGAGTATACGGGAAATTCCATATTTTCAGTGATCACTAAACTTTTTGCGGGCCAAAAATTACCATTGCTGGGCAATTTGATATAAATCTTTGGCTGTCTCATAAAATTTGCCAATGGATTTTTGGGCTTGAACGTCTGTGGTTGCATATTTTAACTCCGATAAATAAACTGATACTAGTACCATCTATTTATCTACCAACTTAATGACAGGTTTAAACTATGAACGCCGCAACTGAAGCAACATTAGCAGAGCTACTACGTGTCGCTCAGGCTCAAAATATTAACCTTGAAGCATTAAATCAATTAATGGCTGGACGGGGTTCTAGCGGCGGTGCTGCCGCCAATCTAACACAAAATATAGGAGCAGTCAGTAGTGGCTTTAGCATCATAGGAGCTGCGGCCAGTGTTGTCGGTTCAGCATTCGAAATGCTGGGCAATGTAGTAGGCAAGGTAGTTGATGGCATTGGAAATACCATAAAAGGTCTAAAAGATTTTACCCTTAAGGCGATGGAAGGCACTGCAAAGATGAGTGACCTATTTGCTGCATTTGACAAATTGCCATTTTTTATAGGTGAGTTATTTGGATTTGCAAAGTCCTTGATCGGCATAGTAGAAAAAATGACTGACGACTATATATCTTTAACAAAAGCTGGAGCAGGTTTTACTGGCAGTATAACAGAAATGAGATCTATAGCCGCAGGCCTTTCTTTAAGTTTTAGTGATCTTAAAGACATCACTATGAAAAACAGTCAAGTGTTTGCAGCGGCCAGTGGAGATGTAGGTACAGGTGTTAGAAGATTTGCCAACGCCATGAAAGAATTAATGGGCCCTGACAGCACATTAAAATCTGACCTACATGGATTAGGTGTGACTAGTAAAGAAGCTGCTGAGTACATGACAACCATGATACAGGCCAATCAAGTTAATTTTAGAAATGGTCAACTGACTGGTAGCCAACTAGCAGTTCAAACCAAAGACTATATTGAAAATCTAGATCAGTTATCAAGATTAACTGGGGTACATAGAGATCAACTAAATGCAATGGTTAAAAAGCAAGAGGACGATACATTGTTTGTTAATTTCCGTGATCAGCAAAGTAAAGCAACACAAGAATTTATACGTAACTCTTTAGCAATGGCAGAATCAATGGGCATGACTCAGAAAGACATAGATAATGTTTTAAAACCAATGATGCGAGGAGTTCCTGCAACTGCTACTGCTGAAATGGCAAAATTTGCTCAAGCAACGGGTTTTACCAGCATTGGATTAGCTGATACTTTGCAAAAACTTATGACAAGTACTGCTCCAATGCCAGAAAAGCTAGCAGCATTTCAAAAATCACTTATGACAGTGGCTTCTGGAGCAAATACTGTTGCAAATCAGTATGGCTCAATGCTTGGTGGATTAGCTCCTTATCAAAATACGATGAGTCAATCTATGGTAGCTATGAGTAGACGAAATATGTTGTCTCAAGAAGAACTAGCAAAGCAGCAAGAGGCAGCAAAAAAGAATTCTGAAAACCAACAATCATTAATGAAGTTCCATGAAAACATGACTGCCATGGGTAATAACATACAGCTAGGGTTTGCTCAAATGATAGGTGTTGTAACTCCAGATCTTCTCAAAGCTGGAACTGCCTTAGGTGAAGGTCTTGGAAGTTTTGTAAAGTCGGCATTGACATGGTTTAATGAACATTATGCATCTATTAAAGAAACATGGAATAGTATAACAAAAATATTTACAACAATTGTTTTACCAAAATTACAAGGTATCGGCGCATGGTTTGGAGAAACATTTAGACAACTAACTGGTGCAGAAAATTGGTCTCAATTTTGGACTATATTAAAAGAACGAGGCCGAGATGGATTTAATAATCTATGGGAAACTCTAAAACCCATATGGTACAATGATGTAAAGCCATTATTAATACAAGTGTTTAGGACCTTACAATCAATTTTGGAGCCATTAATTAAAAGGTTATTCTACAGACTTGGGGCGGAAATGGTAGATGGACTTAACAATGCATTACCAAAAATGTTTCAAAATGAATCACCTGAATCTAGAGCAAGAGCAAGGCAAGTTCAAGAATCACAATTTTCAGTAGATGATGCCAGTGCAGCACTTAAAGAGGCAAGACAATTACCTCCAGGAATAATGAGTCCAGAAAGAATGGCAGAATTACAGAAAGAGTTAAAAGACGCACTAGTAGCACAATCAGAAGCATGGAAAGCATACAAAGATGCAGGCGGTAAAGAGCTAGGAAATATGCCTAAACCAAAAGCAAGTGGTGGTTCAGTTAATCCAGGATCTTATCTAGTGGGCGAGCGCGGACCTGAAATTGTCAACGTTGGGGCTAGTGGAGATATGATCAGTAACGATACTTTACGGGCAGCACTGTCTAGAATGGCCAGTGAGAAACCAACGTCTACTGCACTAGAAGAATTAAATAACACTATGAAACAGTTATTGAGTTATTCTGCAGCCACTTCAGAGAATACTAGACGTACTATTGGAGCCATTGCAAAGATAAGTGGCGACATGATGCCAACAATCTAAAGGAATAAGATTTTGTCTTGGAAAAAATATTTTACCCCAGTTAATACATCTGGTAAATTAAGTCCTGTAAGTGGCAGCATGAGTTCAGACATGGGAAAGAATCCCAGCAGAACAAATTACAGCAGTTATCTTCCAGATTTTTATGCTGGCCATCCTAACCGTTTAGAGCGCTACGGGCAATATGATACAATGGATAGTGACAGTGAAGTTAACGCTGCCTTAGATATTTTAGCTGAGTTTTGCACACAGCCCAACGAAGAAAATGGAACTCCATTTGAAATTTATTTCAAAGAACAAGCCACAAATACTGAAGTAAAAATCATTAAAAAGTACTTGCAGCAGTGGTGCAAGCTGAATAAATTCCCTGTAAGAATATTTAAAATTGTTCGCAACGCAATGAAATACGGCGACAGTTTTTTTGTGCGAGATCCAGAAACACAAAGTTGGATGTACGTAGATCCAGCCAAAGTAGATAAGATTATTGTCAACGAAAGTGATGGCAAAAAGCCTGAACAATACATGATTCGTGACTTCAATCCTAACTTTGAAGCACTGGCCACAACTGCTATTAACCCCAGTAACATTCAGGGCGGAGGCAATCAGTTTGGTGGAAATTACGGAACTGGACAAGGTGCGGGCGGCGGTGGACGAGGCATGGCAGGATCATTTCCTAATAGTGCATCGGGCAGCAGATTTGCACAAAATCAAAATCAATACGCTATTGATGCACGTCATGTAATCCATATTAGCATGAGCGAGGGATTGGATAATAATTTTCCGTTTGGTAATAGTTTGATGGAAAGTATCTTCAAAGTATTCAAACAAAAAGAACTATTAGAAGATGCAATTTTAATTTATCGTATACAGCGTGCTCCAGAACGTAGGGTATTTTACATTGATGTAGGTAATATGCCTAGTCATTTGGCCATGAGTTTTGTCGAGCGTGTTAAAAATGAAGTTAATCAAAGACGTATCCCCAGCGCCAGTGGTGGCGGTCAAAGTTTAATAGATTCTAGTTACAATCCACTGTCAGTTAACGAAGATTATTTCTTTCCCACAACTGCTGAGGGTCGCGGAAGTAAGGTTGAAATCCTACAAGGCGGGCAAAATCTAGGAGAAATTGATGATCTTAAGTATTTTACTAATAAGCTCTTTAGGGCTTTACGTATTCCTAGCAGTTATCTACCTACTGGCTCCGACGACGGAGGGAGCAACTTTAATGATGGTAGAGTTGGAACAGCATACATACAAGAATTGCGATTCAACAAGTACTGCGAACGACTACAAAGTCTAATAAATGACCCATTTGATAGCGAATTTAAATTATACTTACATACTAAAGGTATCAATATTGACAGCAATATTTTTGACCTCAAATTTAATCCTCCGCAGAATTTTGCCAGCTATCGTCAAGCAGAAATGGACACTGCTCGTGTTAACACTTACAACACTTTAGCAGCAGTTCCATATATTAGTAAGCGTTTTGCTATGAAAAGATTCTTAGGATTGACTACTGAAGAGATAACTGAAAACGAAACTATGTGGGAAGAAGAAAACGTTGACACTGATACCGCATTAAGTGCCAGCGCTGAGTTACGTACCGCTGGAGTTACTGCTAACGGCATGGCAGGTGATATGGGAGACTTAAGTAATCCGCAACCTGATCCGTCAATGACTCCAGAAGGTGAAGCGGCACCACCAGTCCCAGGCGCTGATGCTGGTGCAACTGCACCTGCTCCTGCTGCATAAACTGATAAATAATTGTATGTTACTAAACGAATTTACTTATTTTGATAAAAATCACAAAGAGCCGCAGGAAGATAATAGATATCTAAGTCAAAATGACACCAGTGTGCTACGCAATAAAGATTTAAGAAAAACTCGTTTAACTCTAGAAATGCTTAATGAACTTAGGAAAGCAGGCGAGGCTAGAGAAAAAGAAAAGAAAGAAGAGTTGGGACTAACAAGAAAAATGTACGCCCAACCACCACCGGAAGCTGCTGCGGCAGCGTAAACTATTAACGCATAGTTTAATTATTTTTGATAGAAACTAAATATTTTTATTAAAAAATGCCAAAACGGCTCGTTTTTGGCCTATATCACCCTTCTATTCCAGCGCGGCTTTAAATATAGAATAGCCTTGCCGCTAACCAACATAGGAGAATCAATAACATGTCAGCAAAATTTGAACAATTGTTAGATCACCTTGTCAATGAGAACATGGATCAAGCCAATGAGCTTTTCCATGATATTGTTGTCGAGATGTCTAGAGGAATTTACGAACAACTAATCGCCGAAGAGGAAGACGAGTCCAAAGAAATGGATGAAGCTGAAGAAGAAACAGAAGAGTCCGTTGATGAAGAAATGGACGAGTCTATGGATGATGACGAACAGCAAGATGAGTCCATCGACACCGAAGAGTCATACAGCATGGAAGGTGACGATGAAGAAGGCGAGCATGGATTTGCCAAAGGTGATGCCAGCGACGAATTTGGCGCTAGCGTAACTGGTGGTGATGACGAAATGGATCATGAAAAATCAGAAGACGATGCGATTTTTGACTTTAAAGCAGCATTCCAAAAACTAGAAGCAGCATTTGCTGAACTAGAAGCAGCCCAAGGCGGAGAAGAAGCTGATATGGGTATGGAGCCAGGAATGGGTGGAGATGATGAAGAAGGCGCAGATGAAATGATGGGTCAACCAGCATTTGAAGGTCGTCGCATGACACGTGAATACGTTGAAAAAGTTGGCAACGACTGGGAAAAGTCTGGTAGCCAAAAGTCACAAGGTCAAATCGTTGGTGCTAACACTGGTGAAAGCATGCCACACGCTGAGAATACACGAAGCATTGTAAGCTCAGGTAAAGGCAAGCCTGCTACAGGTGCTACTGCTGAAAACATCCTACGTGGTGGCGATGAAGGCGGTACCCCAACAGGAACAAGCCCAGCTGGTAAAGCAGGCGGTTTCTTAAGTGCAGCTAAAAATATGAACACTGGCAACGGTAATGTTCCTGGCGGCAAGATGGGTGTTAAAAACTTATCTAATGTCAAAGGCGGACACGGCGCTGAGAAGAAAGGTTCTGGTCCAGGTCCAGTAGGTGCTGGTACAGGTGACAAAGCTGGTCAAACTAGCGATGCTACTGGTACTAAGAAACAATTCCTACCACCACATACCCGTCCTTAATTAGAGCGTTAAGATGAAGCTAGCTTATCTAAGAGAACACCTAAGTTTTGATCAATCCGGCATCGTAATGGAGTCGGATGACAAGGATGGCAAAAGTCTTTACTTAAAAGGCATTGCTATCCAAGGTGGTATCCGAAATGCTAATCAGCGTGTCTACCCTGTAGATGAAATTGAACGTGCTGTAAAAGCACTTAATGATCAAATACAAAATGGATATTCAGTATTAGGTGAAGTAGATCATCCAGATGATTTGAAAGTAAATTTGGACCGTGTATCCCATATGATTACTCAAATGTGGATGGAAGGTCCTAATGGTTATGGCAAGATGAAGATTTTGCCAACACCAATGGGCAACTTAGTTCGTACTATGCTTGAAAGCGGAGTAAAACTTGGCGTTAGTTCTCGTGGTAGCGGCAACGTAAGCGACATGAACGGCCATGTATCCGATTTTGAGATTATCACAGTAGACGTAGTTGCACAACCCAGTGCTCCTGGAGCGTATCCTACACCAGTTTATGAACATTTAATGAATGCTCGTGGCGGGAATAGAGCGTTTGCAGTTGCACAAGAAGTGAAAGAAGATCCAAAGGCCCAGAAGTATTTGAAGGAATCGCTCCTTCAAATTATTAAAGGTCTAAAATAAGCCCGAGGAGAAAAAAATATGTTGGACGCATTCAAACAATTAGTAGAGTCAGGAGTAATGACTGAGGACGTAAAGTCTGTCATTGAATCTGCCTTTGCTGAAAAAATTCAAGAGAATCGCGAACAAGTAACAGCTGAACTACGTGAAGAGTTTGCACAAAAATACAGCCATGACAAAACTGTTATGGTTGAAGCAATCGATAAACTGTTGAGCGAGCGCTTGAGCGCAGAGATGGTTAGTTTGTATGAAGACAAAAAGACATTAGCCGAAGCAAAATTAGCATACCAAACTCGTATTGCTGAAGATGCTAAAAAGCTAGAAGGTTTTGTTATCAAACAATTAGCAAGAGAAATGTCAGAGTTCCAAGGTGACCGTAAGAAAGTTTCCGAGAATTTTAACAAGCTAGAGCAATTTATTGTTCATGCATTGGCAAAAGAAATCAACGAATTTAATATAGACAAGCGTGACCTAGCTGAGACGAAAGTCAAGTTAGTACGTGAAGCTAAAGATAAATTTGCTGAAATTAAGCAACGTTTCATCGAACAATCTTCAAAGATTGTTGAAGCAACTGTTACTAAAAAGTTAACATCTGAGATCAAGCAATTGAAAGAAGATATCGACTCTGCACGTAACAATGACTTTGGTCGTAAGATCTATGAAGCATTTGCACAAGAGTTTGCTGGTTCTTACTTAAATGAAAAATCTGAGACAAGTAAATTATTAAAGATTATTTCCAAGAAAGATCAAGAATTAGCAGAAGCAAAAACTGTCGTAACAGAAAAAGCCCGTTTAATTGAATCTGCGCAACGCGAAATTCGCATTACAAAAGATTTGATGGAGCGTAAGCAAGTTATGACGGAATTACTAGCACCGTTGGATGCTAGCAAACGAGGCATCATGAAAGAACTTTTAGAGTCTACACAGACTAAAAAACTTAATGAAGCATTCGACAAATACCTACCAGCGGTAATGGAAGGACAAATACGTAAACCTACTGATAAAAAAGTAGTTTTAAGTGAGAGTTCTGAAATAACTGGAAATCGTGAAAGCAAGCCTGAAGCAGGCTTAGACAATATTTTAGATATCCGTAAGTTAGCGGGTCTATCTAAATAATTAATCAAGGAGACATAAATGTCACAACTATTAAATGAAAGATGGTCAGAGACCAAAGAAGCTCTGCTTGAAGGCCTAAGTGGTACCCGTCGTAGTTCTATGCAAGTTTGTTTAGAAAATACACGTAGGTATTTGGCTGAAAGCGCAACAGCTGGTGCAACCAGCTCTGGAAACATTGCTACACTAAACCGTGTAATTCTTCCAGTTATTCGTCGTGTTATGCCAACCGTTATTGCTAACGAAATCATTGGTGTTCAACCAATGACTGGCCCAGTAGCACAGATTCACACACTACGTGTTCGTTATGCTGATCCTTCTAGCGAAGTAACAGCTGGTGAAGAAGCACTAAGCCCATTCAAGATTGCGAGCGCATACTCTGGTAACGATAGTTCACCTGCTAAGGCTGCTGTAACAAGCCAGCTAGAAGGTCAACCAGGTAAGCGTATGAGCATTCAAATCTTGAAGAGCCCAGTTGAAGCTAAGTCTCGTAAACTAAGCGCTCGCTGGACTTTTGAAGCTGCTCAAGATGCACAAGCCCAACAAGGTATTGACATTGAAGCAGAAATCATGGCTGCACTAGCACAAGAAATCACAACTGAAATCGACCAAGAAATCCTAGGAAGCCTACGCTCACTAGCTAACGTCGAACAGACATATGACCAGTCTCTAGTGTCTGGTACTGCTACATTCGTAGGTGACGAGCACGCTGCTCTAGCGATTCTAATCAATCGTACAGCTAACTTGATCGCTCAACGTACACGTCGTGGTGCAGCTAACTGGGCTGTTATCTCTAACCAAGCATTGACAATTCTACAATCTGCTACTACCAGCGCTTTTGCTCGTACAACAGAAGGTACATTTGAAGCTCCTACAAACACCAAGTTTGTTGGAACATTGAATGGCGCTATGCGTGTTTATGTTGACGCTTACCTAAGCGACAGCAGCGACAACAACCAAGTTCTAGTTGGATACAAAGGTTCTAGCGAAGCAGATGCTGCTGCGTTCTATTGCCCATACATTCCTCTAATGAGCTCTGGTGTTGTTCTAGATCCAGCAACCTTTGAGCCAGTAGTTGGCTTCTTGACACGTTACGGCTACGTTGAGTTAACAAACTCTGCATCTAGCTTAGGTAACGCTGCTGACTATCTAGGTCGTGTTGCTATCACTAGCGCAAACGTTTCCTTCCAATAATCCATTATTGGGACAACGCAAAAACAAAAGCCCACTTCGGTGGGCTTTTTGTTGACTGAACACTAAATACTCTGTACAGCTTACATCGGGTAAGTTTTATGCAGAAATCCAACTGCGTACGGCCTAGAACGCCGTGTTTACTTATTTTAGGAGAAACAAAATGGGACGTCCAATTAAAAAGAGATTTTTCGGCAGTACAATTAGTCCGTATAGGAATTTATCCACTGGTGGCAAAACTGGTGTTGGTGCTGAAGGTGTAGCATCAGTTACAATTTCAAACACAGGTACTGCTGCTTATTCATTAGGTACAACAATAGCGTTTGGTGCTCCAAACATTACTGGCGGTGTTCAAGCAACGGGCGCACCAGTAATCGGTGCACCAGGAACAGCCGGCGCTGGTAAAATTTCATCAATCACAATTACAAATGCTGGTTCTGGATATTCATCTGGTCCATCAATAACTGTTACTACGGCAACTGGAGTGACTAGTGCGACTACTGGTACTAGTGGTGTTGCACAAGTTTATCCAGCAACTACCACTGGCATTCAAATTGGCATGCAGGTATTTGGTGTTAACATAAGTGCAAGCACTACTTTTGTTACCAGTGTAGTAGGTAATGTAGTCAATCTAACGTGGCCAAATGCAGGCACAGTCAACGCCAGTATTTTATTCCGTGATACAGGTGCAGGGTTTGCTAGCTCAGCGGTTGTTCTAACTGGTACTCGTCAGAACACAATATCTTTTGCCTCAAAACTTCCTCTTGGATCTGTACGTACTAATGGAGACATTCTAAAACAAGAAGGTAGTCATCGTTATTTGATTCAAAATACTGACGGCAAAGGAATCTGCAAATTAGTAGCAAAAGCAAATGGTTCTTTGCTGACGGGCGAGATGAATATCATTGCAACTGATGCCAACGGTAACACTTACTATGTAACTAAATTAACTGCTAAAAAAGCCAGACTAGTGCGGTTAACTCAAAGTGGTTCAAATGCTTGGTTAGTTACTGATGGTGGCCAAACAGGATGGAATGTTACAACTGCAACTGGTACAAAAGTATCTATTGCCCACACTATCTAATTTGAGATAGAACTATAGAAAAGGGCTCTCGGGAGCCCTTTTCATTTAGTATGCATAATTTTGAATTAGGTAAATACTGGTATGACTACCGAGTGGACCACGCCTACAATCTTTTCACAATATGCTGAATCTGGAGCAGAAACTGCACATATTCCATGGGATGATTCTAAAGGATGGGGCGCACTTTTAAATAAAAATACCAACGATAGTTTACGTACTAACGGTACGTTAATACATATTGCCCGAAGCCCTAAACATGATATATTATCTAAAACTTATTATGTAAAATGCCAAGGTTTTAATTTTATTAATTTACCAGAGTCACCTTCTGGCATAGAACTTAAATTAACTACTCAGCGTCGTGGAAGGATAACTGATGAAACAATTCAATTATGTTTTGATGATAAGGTAATTGGAGATAATCAAGCAAATTTAATTGTAGACCCAATTAAAATTTATGGTAATAAAACGAGTTTATGGAGTGTGAAAAATTTATCTATGTCAACAATACAGGACTCAAAATTTGGAGTAGTAATAAGGTTACAGTCTCACCCTAATTACCCTCATCGTGATGAGGCGTATATCAATGCTGTTGAATTGAGAATTCATTAATCAAATAAATACTCTAAAGGAATAAGAAATGGCTATTACAGTATCAGGAACAAGATCACAAACTCCCGGCGGCCCAAGTGCGGTTTCATCGCCTTCTGGTAGCATTAACTTAAATTCCACAATTACCAATATATCAGGACAGTTAAATGTTGGCGGCTCGTCAGTAGTTACCGGTAGCGGTAGCATTGGTGGCAAATTGTTTGTTGGCGGAGAAAGTTCTTTAACAAATCGAGTAACTATATTAGATACTAGCACTTCTTATAGTACTGGGACAGGAGCATTGGTAGTTGGCGGCGGAGTTGGTATTGGTCAAAATTTAAATGTTGGTGGCAATGCAGTCATAACTGGTACTGTAAAAGTAATCAATAGCGCAACTATAGAAGGTACTATTAGTGTTAAAGGTAATACCAGTACTGTTATTATCCAAGCTAATGATAACAATGTTGATAATCCGCTGGGAGTTGCATATACTACTACTAATGTTTATGGAACTTTTGATCAAAGATTAAAAGGTGCCGTTTATGTTGCCGGCGGCGTAGGTATTGAAAAAGATTTAAATGTAGGCGGATACATTTATGGTCGAATAGCTAAATCTGATCAAGCTACTCAGACATTAGTAACATCTACTAATGTTGATGATGTATTTTATCCTATATTTGCAAATAAAAATGCAGTGTCAACAGCATCGTTTAGTTATTCATATGTTGATAATTTAAATACCAACACAAACGGAACAACAAGTTCAGGTGGATTGACTTATAATCCATATTCAGGATTATTGACCACACAAAGAGCAAATATTTCTGCAACAGACAATAGTACATCAACTAATACCGGAGCATTAACTGTTACTGGTGGCGTTGGCATTGCTAAAGATGCGCACATTGGTGGTAAAGCATATGTTGCTGAATTAATTACAAATTTAATATCTAGTCAAACTGGTCCAATTTCAATTAAACCTGAAGGCGGTGAAACTGACATTTATGGAGAAATAAATGTACGTGGTGGTAAAAAACCTTTAGGGACTGCACCAGTAGTTACTAATGTATTGTATGTTACCATGGATGGTGACGATACTAATGATGGTCGTGCAATGGATCCTACTCGTGCTTGCCGTACCGTTGGCGGTGCAATGAAGAGTCCGTACTATCAACCTGGTACACAAATTCGAGTAAGTCCTGGTCATTATTTTGAAGATAATCCGTTGCCAATGAAACCATATACAAGTGTTATGGGGTCAGATATTCGTACAACAGAACTTGAACCGATTAACAAAACTCAAGATTTATTCCATGTTAACAGCGGATGTTATCTAGCATTTATGCAATTCTGTCAAGGACGTAGCGGATTGCTTCCTGGAGATTATTACACAGCTGACACCAATAGAGGTGCATATGCCACAGCATTTCCTCCTTTGCCTGCAGGTGAACGGATTGACTTATTCCACTCGCCATATATTCAAAACTGTACTAATTTAAGTGGCCCTTGGTTAAAAGATGGAAATTTGTTCCAGCCAGATGGCACAGTTCAAATTCCAATAGCAGTTGGTACTGCTACATGGGTTGCAAATACAGCCAGTATTGTTGTAACTTTAAACACTAGTTTAAGTACTGGCACAGTAATACAAGGCATGAGCGTTAATCAAGGACATCAAAATCAAGGATTTTTTAACGCACGTTCTTTACTATTATCTAATAAATCATTTTTACAATCACAAGTAGTGAGTTATGTTGAACAATCATTTAATAGTGGATCATTTACATATGATAGAACAAAATGTAGAAAAGATATTGGTCTAATTATTGATAGTATTGCATTAGATTTATTATATAATACAACTAGTGAAAGTATTTTTGCAGGCTTACAATATTGGAATCAAGGCAACTATACTGGAAATATTTTATCTGAATTAACAACAACAACCGCAGCAATATCTCACGTACAATCTTTAGCAAATGCAGTAGTTACAGCAATTGATGGACCTACAGCAGCAATTGTAAGTGCAGATTTTCAAGTTATTTTAGACATTTTGAATAATGGTACTGCTAATCCATTTGGCACTGGTCTTGATGTTACTAATAGTATCATTATGAATGGTGAAAAAAGTACTGATCCTACAAAAATAGCGTGTTACAATGCATTGGTAGCAGCAAAAACTTCAATTGCTGATCAAACCATAGCATGGATAATTGCAAATAATCCAACATTTGCATTTAGTACATCTACCTGCTATCGAGATATTCAATACATGATTGATAGTGTTGCATTTGATTTAATACATCCTGATGGTACTGGTTCTCCATCTAATAAACAAGCAATTAAATCTGGAATATATTATTATAGTTTTGATGCAACTTCTTCAGCAGTTCCTAATGAAATGCCACAAGTAGTTGCAGCATATAATTACATACGATCTTTATTACCTAATATTGTTACTGGTGTCCAACTACCAAAACAATATAGTTTATCAACACAGAATACTACTGGTAACGGATACATTGCAGCAACTACTTACGAAGCTAAATTAGTACAAGACAAAATTGATATAATTACTAATATTATTAGAAACGGCCCAAGTGTAGTTAGTGCAACAATTCCAATGCCGTTAACTGCAAGTACGAATACTGAATTTATAAATGCTTATACATTATTGGAAGCAAACATAGCTTTCTTAGCAGACGAAGTAATTGCATATATTGACAGTCAGTTTAATAACTTCAGTTATAATAAAGAAATTTGCTATCGAGACGTTGGCATATTAGTAGAAAATGTGTCATACGACGCAACATTTGGTGGTAATGAAAAATCTATTGAATCTGGATTAGCATATTGGAATGGAGCAATTAGTAAGATTTCTGGACAAGTAACTCAGACTATTAGTGCTATTGATTATTTGAGTTCACTATGTAGAAACATTATTACTAATTCTATTTGTCCAATACTGACAGCAGTATACCCATTCAAACAAAACCCTCAAGTAATAAACACCGTATTAACTGATGGCAGTGTTGCTAATGCAAGTATTGCTACATTGTTCAATACTATCACTAGAATTATACAGATTGGGTCTGCTGACGAGTTTACCAAACAGAGCAGTTCTGCAATAGATGCAGCATATTTGAGTGCTGAAGTATTAATGCAGGCTAACAGAACATTTATTCAAGAAGACACTATTAATTGGATTAACAATAATTTTCAATCTTTCCCGTATAATGCTATTAAATGCAAGAGAGATATTAGTATAATTATTGATTCTGCTATTGAGGATTTATTATTCCCTACTCCTAAATACAGCCAAAGTACATTTGCAGGATTGCAATATTATGTCCAAGGCGATTTAGTAGGCGCGATTCCTGACGAATATCATCAAACAATTCAAGCAGTTGAATATTTAAAAGAATTAAGTGTTAAGGTTATACAAAATATTACATCGGCTACTGATTTGGTCAGCAGATATCAAGATATTGAACAACAAAATATAAGTTTACAACCAGGGACATATGCCGAAGCTAAAAAAGTTATGGCAAACTATGACATTATACTTGATATATTAAAAGGTAATATTACTGGCTGGACTGATAAAATTGTTTTCGGATTTACCCCCAGTGAGTTCTTAAGCGTACAAAATGCCTACGCAGTATTGCAAGCTAATGCCACATATATGGCTAAAGAAGTAGTTGCATATATTAACGCAACTAATCCTGGATTTTCTACCACATATGATAATGCAAAATGTGAAAGAGATGTTGGGTACATGAATACGAGCGTTTGTTTTGATTTATTATACGGTGGTAATAAACAAAGTATACAGTCAGGACTAAGCTATTATAGATTTGTAGGAACTAAATCTAATATTGTTGGCGAAACCACAGCTACCATTGCAGCATTTAATTATCTATCTGCAATAACTTCAAATATTATACAAAATATTCCAGTTACTCCACTTCAAACAACTGTACGTCAGGTAATAACATCTAATCCATCAACCGTTGGCGTAGCCAATCTTTTTGCTCAAGCAATTAGTACAGTTACAACTATTATTGCAACTGGAACTGCTGTTGCATCTAAAAATTTAGTACCTATTAGCCTAATTAGATCTTCATCAACATCGATATTAAATGGCATTGATAATATTCAAATTAATAAAAACTTTATAAGAGAAGAAGTAATATCCTATATAAATCAAACTTTTGAAAGTCCATCCTCATTCCTTTACAATCAAGAAAAGTGCTATAGAGACACTGGATTAATTGTTGATGCAGTTAGTCAAGACATACTATTAGGCGGAAATCAAAAATCTGTAGAGGCTGGGCTGTCTTATTGGTCCGCAGGTTATAACTATATAACTGGACAAGAAACTACTACAACAGCGGCAATAAATCACGCAAGAGATATTGCCTTACAAATTATTGCTAATCAGACAGTTACACCTCAACCACAAACTGAAACAAAACAAATCATCAATACCTTCTATGATTATGGTCAAGACTATATGCCACAACAGGCAGTACGCCGCAATTTTGGAATTATCACTAACATAATTGAAAAAGGTCCGTTATATGCACCGTCTATCTATCCAGGTAGTGCATTGGTTAATACAACTGGACTTAATGCACTTGATGTACAAATTGCTCCTTTAGTTACAAGTGTAACACTGATAAACACTGCCACAAATACGTACTTAATTGGATTAGATACTCTTACGGTAGGCTTTGCTAATAATGCAACATTATATTTTGGCGACATATCAATATTCCCATTACAAGATTATCAAGTTGAAGCAATTTCTTTAGAATATACCGGTAATGCTAACACTTGGGATATGCGTAAGGTCGATCCTATTGGCGGCATGGGAGGAAGTTTAGTTGACGGCGGAGTTATATCTGACCGTAGCCCAATTAATTCTTTTGTTTATGATGCGTTTACACAATTAACACAGGGTGGACGTGGTGTACATATTACTAATAATGGTTATGCACAGTTAGTTTCTGTGTTTACAATTTTCTCAAGTGTAGGTGTACAAGTTGACAATGGCGGTATTGCTAGTATTGTTAACAGTAATGCTAACTTTGGTGATCTTTGCTTGGTTGCTAAGGGATATGGTACCCGTAAATTTAGCGGTACTGTTTACAATCCTAAATTTAAAGCATATCCAGACAGTCCAGGAGAAAATGGTTATAATCAATATTATCCAAATGGCTACTGGCCTAAAAATGGACAAGTAGAAATATTTGTTCCTGATTTAAACAATAGGCCACATATTAGTTTGGTAATGGAAGTTGTCCCAGATGAAGGGCATATCAACGAACAAGGATTCCCTGGCTTCTTAACAGCACAGCCTAATCTTGCTACATTAACTACGGGATCTATTACAATTACTGGCATTGATACAACTGGAATTTCACTTGGCAACTATGTTTACATTAGAGATCAGTTTGCATCCACATTTGACAAATTCCAATACAAACATAATCAAATTGGTGATTATTTAGATGCTGATGAAAATATTACTACTGATCCTGCGCAATATGTTGTAAATTCAAATTATGGAATTCCATATGTTGCCACTGGAACATATGTTACTAATGTCAGCTATCAATCAGTTACTTTAAATTATGCTTTACCAACTGGTGGCGGATTCCCAAATAACGATAATTATTTTACATTTTACTTCTGTGGTAATGCTTATTACACTGTGTTGAGTAGTACAGTGGCAAATAATCCAAGATTAATCAATGGGTCAGATAATACTAACATTCTTTCAGAACCCAATGTAGCTACTGATCAAGTAGCTGCACATGTTGCATCGTTACAATATTTGAACAGTTTGATAGACAATGTCATTGGAAATGTGCCAGTTACTCAACAAAATTTAAATACTACTAGTGTACAAGAATTTAGACCTTTAATAGTAAATGGTTCAGCAGCAGCTTCATTTATTGATTTAAGATTTGGAGAGATGACAAGAATTATAGGAGCTACACCTAGCACATATGCAACAATAGTTCCTCCTAAACTAGTTAAGAAAACAGGCACTATTCCTGCAGGATCTGGTGATGCTATTACATTGATTGAAGCAAATAAAACTTTCTTAGCAGATCAAGTAACAGCATATGTTATTAGTAACAATCCTGTAAATTTTGATTACGATCAAAATAAATGCAGACGCGATGTATTTTTAATACTACAAGAATTAATATATGACATTGAATCTGGTGGAAATTATCACAGCGTATTCTCAGGATTAAGCTATTGGTCTAGAAATGGTACTCATCATATTGTTCAATTAGGAGAAAACGTAACAAGGACTGATCTATTCCCTGATGGCGCCACTGTTAATTTTTACCAACGTAGTTACATTAGCGCAAGTGGTTATGTATTTGAATATGTAGGTGCTGGTACTAACTACGGAGCATTGCCACAATTTGGTATTGCTGACCCTGTGCAAGGTAAAGAAGTTGTACAGTTAGATAACGGAGCAGTATTTTTCACATCAACTGACCAAAACGGTGACTTCCGTATTGGACCAGGATTAGTAATAAGTCAAGCAACAGGTGTTCTAAGTGGTAGGACATTTACCAAGTCGCTGTTTGCTAATATGACTCCGTTCATATTAGCAATTGAAGGCGGCGGCGGATTTTAAAAAGGATAAATCATGGCGTTAATTCCATTAAATCAGTTTAGGACAATGACCGCAGTCCTAACCTCAAGCACTTCAGCAACAATTTATACGTCGCCTGTTGGTGTTACTAGCATTGTTCTTATGGCACAAGTTTCAAATAGAAACACCATAACTAATTCTGTAAGTCTTATACATCGTAGGAATATTCCTATTCAACAAAATGCACAAGGTAAAAACGGGCAACCCGTTGGTGATAGTTATCTAGTAGAAGACTATCCCTTACCAGGAAAGGATGCAGTCAATTTGTTAAGTGGTAAGCTAGTTGTAGAAACGTTAGATAGTGTTAAAGCATATGCTACTAGAGCTGGGGACTGCACAATAGTACTAAGTATACTTGAAACCTCTAATCAATAATTAAAAAGAGAGATACACTATGCCAGCATTATTAAGCGGATCGTCACTAAGAGCAGGAAGTGCAAACAATTTCATTACTCTTGCGACTGCACAACCGCAATTACCTGCCACGCCAACTACTAATACTGGTTATACATTAATAACTGAAGTTGTATACCCATCAGAATTAATTACTAAGTATGCTTCTAGTTTAGGCAATATTCAGTTTACTACTGGAACAATGCAGACAAATCTGCAAGATTTAAACATTAGCCTTGTTGGTAATGGTACTGGTACAGTTGTTATATCAGGTTTGGTAGCAAATACAAGTTCAGATACTGGTGTATTAGTGGTTAAAGGTGGTATTGGGATTTCTGAGGGAATACGTACAGGTAAAGACATTGTGGTCAACGGATTGACCATGGGTCAAGGATACAGTAATCTCAGCGGCGGGATTAATAATATTTCTATTACTGGCACTGGGTCGCCAACGCTTAATGATTTTCCTGTTGGACAACGAAGTATTGTAGTTGGATATGACGCTCTTTTAGGAATTGACACATCATATAAAGTTATTGCTATTGGTAACAATGCTGTTGGTAAGGGAAAATTATTAGAAAATACAATAGCTATTGGTGATAATGCATTAAACAATATTGGTTCTACACAAACTGAATTTGCTGCTAATATAACAGGTGTTATTTTTACAAATCCTTTAACATTATCAATATCAAATACAAGTACAATGATACCAGGTACACAAATAATAATTAAAAATGTACTTGGCATGACAGAAATAAATGATAACGTTTACTATGTTAATCCAGTTGCTCCGTCATCTATCATATTATACAGTGATATCAATTTACAACACGGCGTAGATGCCAGTGCATACAATGGTTATTCTAGTAACGGAATAATATATAAAACTTTATTATGGAACGGTAATTTTGCTATTGGTAATAATGCTGGAAAAAATTTAATTAATGGAGAGCAGAATTTTTTCTTAGGATACAACCCAGCTGTTAATTTTACCACAGGCAGTTATAACTTTTTCATGGGCCATGAAATTGCTGGAAATATGATCAGTGGAAATGCTAATATTTCTATTGGCGGCGATAATATGGTTGATGGGTTAGACAATCAAATTAATATTGGATCTGTATTTTATTACAATGGATCGGGTTATTTAGAATTTAATGCTGATACTGGATTAGGTCTAGGAACTGAGTCCACATCTACAATTAGTGGAGCATTTAATGTAGATGGCGGTGCTGGTATTAGTGGCAATTTATATGTTGGTGGAACATTAAATGTAGTCAATCCCAAAAAGGCAACAACTACTACTAACGGAGCATTGGTAGTAAACGGCGGTGTGGGAATTGGCGGTGATGTTTGGATTGGCGGCACATTACACGCAACTGCACTAGCTGCATTGGTTTCAGGTTCAGCAACATTGGCTGATGAAATAAAAGCAAATCCAACAGCTTCAGATACTTATTTGTTGGCAATGACCTCCCAACAAACTGGATATACTTCTATATATTCGCCTAGCACTATTCAATATGACGGGTTAAATGACATCTTGTACGTAGATTCATATGTAAGAATAAGTAATCAAGCTGCGTCAATTAATACTAGTTCGGGAGCACTTGTCGTAACTGGCGGGGTTGGTGTTGGTGGAAATATATATGCCGGCGGAAATATAACTTTGGATTCTATAAATGGTAGTTCATCATTTACTATAAAATCAAACAATTTCAATAATGCGTTAGCTATTAGTCATACTACACAAGACGGTTATTTAGATATAGGAAAAGGGCATCTATATATAAGAAACATTGATAATTCTAAATCTGTTAAAATTACTGGAACTAGTACAGCTACATCGACTAGCACTGGTGCTCTTCAAGTGGTTGGCGGAGTTGGAGTCAACGGTAGCGTTTATAGTCAAGATGGGAATCCATTACAAAATTACCTATTGTATACACCAAAAGTTACAATTACTGATACTGGATTACCTCCCCCAAATCCTAAACCTGGAGATTTTTGGATAGATACACAAATACTAGCTGAACTTCAATATGTTCAAGATGGTGCTAATTCATTCTGGTTACAGATTACAACATTATAAAGAGTTAAAAATATGGCGCTATTAAATTTTCCCGCAAATCCATATGTAGGACAAAAGTACACTCTTGGTGGAAAAACTTATCAGTGGACAGGATACGCTTGGACAGTAGTTAGTCAAGGTTCTGGCAATTTTGACGGTATATCCATTGGAACAGGTTCTGGATTAGTATCTATAACTACTGGTTCGATAACTGTTGGTGGAAACGCAATTTTAACAACTGCGTCTTTGGCATTTATTACGTTACAGTCAGTTACTACAAACGGTTCAACAACTACTAATGCAATTTTTATTAACAATTTAACAAATAGTACCAGTACTACTACTGGAGCATTGCAAATAAGTGGTGGTATAGGTGTTGCTAAAGATATCAATGTTGGCGGTCGACTTTATTCCGAAAGTGTACAAATTGCTGATACTATATTTGATAGTACACTAACACCAGTCAATTCGGCTGTGTCAACAGTAATTGATTCTTATCCAGTTACACAATTTAGGACTTCAAAATATTTGGTACAAATTGACGACCCGTCAACTAATAGTTTTCAAGCTAGCGAACTAATAATGCTAGTTGCAAATACTGCGAGTACTTATACTACATGGGTAGCTGAATATGCAACGGTAAAAAATAATGCAATACTTGGGCAATTCCAAAGTCAAGTAGTTTCAATTTTTGGAATTACCACAGCACAATTGTTATTTCAGGCAACTGGTGCAACAAGTAAAACAGTCAAAGTTTTACGTATTGGTATGACACCTTAACGGGAAGATACCATTGTGGCAATAACCCCCGTAAATCAAGATTTTAATGTAAACAACGGTCTTGTTGTTTTAGGCACCAATGCGGTTACAAGTTCAACTGAACAATCTAATGCATTGCAAGTTAATAGTGGTGCTGCAATTGCTCAAAATTTAATTGTTGGAACTGATGGAAAAATTTACGGAAATTTTGAAGTAGGTGGACTTACTACACTTTCTAGTTCTACAGTAAACGGAAATTTAACGGTAACTGGAGATTTAATTGCTAATAAATTAACAATTCAATTAACTACAGTTACCACATCATTTGTAACTACAGATGACATAATATCAACCTATAACACTACACAATCTACTGGCACTGATAGTGGAGCACTAGTGATTGCTGGTGGTGTTGGGATTGGCAGAAATGTAAATATTGGCGGAAATGTTACTGCTCTTAGATTTTTAGGAACAGCTACTACAGCAAAAAATTTAGAAGGCGGATCGGCAGATAGCATACCATATCAATCAACAGCAAGTGTTACCGCATTTTTACCAATAGGGCAAGATGGTACACTACTTGGTGTAGTAAATCAACAACTAGTATGGACTAATTCCAGTAGCGCATCAGTTGGTAATGCTACCAGTGCAACAAACTTAGCAGGTGGAGCTCCGGGAGCAATCCCTTATCAATCTGACGTTGGACAAACGGCATTTGATCCTAATAATTTAAAATATGTCAGTTCATTAACCCAATTAGTAACAAATAATATTTCTGTAACTAGCTCAGCATCTGGAACTACCATTGGCGGCGGCGCAATATCTGTTGTAGGCGGTGCCTATTTTGGTAAAGATGTTTATATAGCAGCTTCTGGCCTAGGGGCATTTACTGTAGCAGGATATGCATCTGTTGGTAAAAAATTAACTATATTTGATTATACTGACGGATCTAGTACAGGTACTGGAGCACTGGTCGTATCTAATGGCGGAGCATACATATCTCAAAGTGTTTATATTGGCGGAACTTTGACAGCGGCTAATGCTCGTGTTACATCTTTAGGTAATAATCAACTAGTATATACAGATAATTTTGGAAAATTACAAAACACAGTTGTAACTTATAATACACAAACATTGCAATTAGTGGGGACAATTACAAATGCATTGTTAGCAAACAGTTCTACTTTTGCTACCACCAGTGGGTATGCATTAAGTTTTAATACTAATACCATAGTAACCACTGCGGTTAATGCATATACTGCCACTAATATTATAGGTGGAACTACAAGCAGTCTAGTTTATCAATCAGGCCCTAACCAAACGACTACTCTACCAGTTGGTCTTGACGGAACTATATTAACTATTAATAGTGGAACATTAGTTTGGGGAAGTGCTAGTGGAGCATCAGTTGGATATGCGACTACTAGTGGTTATGCATTAAGTTTTAATACCAACACATTAGTAACTACTGCGGTTAATGCATATACTGCTACATTTGCAACTACCAGTGGTTATGCATTAAGTTTTAATACCAAC